TGCTTATGGTAATCTAGCTTTACAAGTATTATATAAACTAGGACAAGCATGGGACTTATACCACGAAGAACAATTTGAAGAGGCAAAACAAGAAAAAATCGATGATTTACAAGCAGAAATAAAGAGATTACAAATTGAAATAGCTAATAAAAATTAATTAATCTTTTTTTTTATCTCTTTTTAACCATTTTATTTTTAATCCTAAATGTATAAGTGATACTACTAATGTTATAATCACACATATTAAGATCACTATCTCAGTCATTTGTTCACCTCCTTTTTTTTATTTTTTAATACCAATATGTTTTAGTATCTAGTTCTTTTATCCTTACACTATATCTATGGATTGCAAAAGTATATTTCTCCACACTTCTTCTTATAACTGATCCATCTTTAAAGACTACACAATATTGGATTTTATTATAATGTTCAGAAATCAATTTAATTCTCATCTTTTCTACCTCTTAGTTTTGCTACTTTAGTTTTATATTCATTCATAACATCCATAAAGATAGGTGCTTGTTTTTTCTTCAAAATCTGAACTATATCTAATTCTTGATCTCTTTCTTGAACATCTCTTTTTAGACTTTCTACTGAACCCCGATGTACCTTATCGAATCGTGCATGATACCAAGTGCGTTTTGTCTCTAATCTATCACACCAAATCCAATAGGTCTTAGGCATATTATTGAAGTCAATAGCGGGTTTCGAGGAGGAGATCTCATGCGGTGAACCATCACTTACGCTTGATGCTTGGGGAATCGAACCCACACACTCCTCTTTCTCGCTCACTATTGGTTTAGGATCCATCGGAGGATGTAACCTAGAAATAGAAATATCTTGCATCTTACCAAATTTCTTTCTAATATCTTCCTCTAATGACATGATTCATTCCAAATAAATTTTAATTATTAATCTCAATAACTTAGATAGGTCTGTATCATGTTCTTTTACCTTTAATTTGAGCTTTTCCAAATGCTTACTTGGTAAATCAAAACTAATTTTTTCGTAACCTTCTATCATAATTATATTCGTCAATTTCTTTATATCATAATTATATTCGTCAATTTCTTTATTGCATAATTATAATAATACTCAATATTATTTAATATTATCCACTTAAATAATTATCTACCATATTTGTTTTTTAATACAATTTTCATATACTCGAATGGTCTAAATAAGACTAGATGATAACACATGAGAAACCAGTACCAATCATCCATTATCTCGGGCATACTATAGAGTCCTCTTTCTTTAAATAATAAATATAAAACTTCTCATTCTTAAAATCAATAGGTTTCTTATAGAATGATTGAAACAATCTATATGCTTCCCCTCTTGAATTACAATCTGTATCAAACATTAATTCTGTTAAGTAAATATCGGCTAAAGCTCTCTTCTCAATTCTAATAATCTTAGCTAAATGTGATCCTGATGGATAATTTTCTTTAATTATGTCACCAACTTCCCCCTTAGAATATCTTCTTATAGTTGTGTAATTTGAAACCCTTAATTTTGCATAATTATGACTATACTTCATACTCTAGAGCCCGCCAAGTAATATGTCAAAAACAGTAAGAAATATAAAAAACTTATGAAAAAATATGTTGCCCTGGCGGGATTCTCCGTGGTTGCGAAATGCAACTATTTACTCTCAAATTTACTACATTTATCACAATGATCATTTATTATTCTTCTAACCATCCTACAATATGGTAGCTCCTCCATTAAATCAGTTATATTGTTTTTAACTCTAGCTTTCATAAACCATTTACAATGATTCTTCATTCTTTTAGTTTAGCCTCCTCAGGATATTTTTTAAAGAACTTTTCCTCACAATCCTTTGAGCAAAAACCCCTATAGATTGAGATTTGCTCATTACACATTATACATTTATGTTTCATTCTTTTAGTTTACCCTCCCATTTCTCTTCTAATTCTTTAGGGTATTTATCATAACACCTAATATCATGTAGGAACTTCTCGATTTGTCTTTTTTTTGCTCTCTCTATTAAAACATTACAGGGGGCCACTTTTTCAAGATAATCCTTTTCCGTTATATCTCCTCGTTTAATCAATGCCTTCCAATAATTAGGAATCATTCCTTTTTATCAGCTCCTTTTATCGATAGTTCAGAATATTTTACATCACATTTTTCACATTCGTAAAACCATATAATTCCCAAGTATTGGGTAATTCTATTGTCGTATTTTAAGATACTACCACATTCAGGACATTTCTCAATATCACTCATTCCTTATCTCCTTTCAGATATTTCTTTATTAATTCATTCCATTTTTGTTTTGGTGAATTAGATTTTAAATTATCAAATAACCATTTGAGGTCTGCCTTCTTAATGGGTATAAACTTCTTAGGGTTTAAACAGTATCCATCAGCACTTAAAACATAATCTTCTGGCGGCTCTTCTAATGGTTGAGCCTTTCTTTTGTTTATCTTTGCCATTAATTCTTCGTTAAAAAGCATTATTTCATCATCAGTCATTTTAGGTTTCGATGGTGCCGGCTCTGGTTCGTCTGGTGATATCCCATGAACACTCTTATAAATACCTTCTACACGTTCTTTCAGCTCGGTTATTTGATTTTGAAAGCCAACTTCCCAACCTCTATCAATATGTTTATTAAAATCATCTCGAAGCGAGGAAATCTTTTCATGCTCTTTTCTATGTTCTTCTGAATTAATAATATCATCGACTTTCTTTTCCAAACTCTCGATTTTCTTTACAACTGTACTCATATTATGCTTATTTGGTGTAAATATATCCCCTACTTTCTCATCTTCAGCCATTAGTCATCATCTCCTCCAAAAATTATAAATGTAAGACCGATCATCCCCAATACCCCCCAAGATAATTTATAGTATCATGAAAAGTCTCATAGAACTCATCATCCGACATAAACCATGCGATTTCATTTAAGATTACTACTAGTTTCATTTTTAGTCTTATTATGTTTTCATCGTCAGTCAATTTAACTCACCCCGTATATCAATTGGCTCAGGTTCCCTATAATCTTTATAACTCTCTTCACGACATTGATCCCTAAACGGACAGTCTTTTAAATCTAAATACTTAAAAAAAGCTTGTTTAGTTAGATTCTGAGCTGAGAGAAAGTTCATATCCATATTATCTTCTCCTTCTAATAGGTCTGTGGCTAACCTTAGTAGTTGCTTTCTTGCCGTATTCATCTCTTCTTGGGTTGCCATTAGTATTCCAACCTCCGTAGTATTTGAACTGGCTTATTACCGTTATAACCAGGTATCTTAATAAAATTTTTATTATCTATAGTTGTTTCAATAACCTCTTCCACATATCTCTTAGTTTCATTATCCCTTTCTATCTGATTACCTACAGCACGTCTTATATATTCCGAACGTGAAGGCACTATACCCCAATCCATTAGTTTCTGAACATATTTAAGATGTTCTAAGGGTATATTGCAGGTAATTATCTTTAGTTCTCCATGCTTTGCAGTATTATAAGTCACTTCTTAACCACCAACTTATCCCATGATTTCTCATGTATCCATTTCTCTCCATTCGGAGTTAGCTCGATATCTTTTAAATATTTACCCTCTCCCAATGGGACCCCAGATTCTATTGCACTTAAGGGAACCCATTTCTGAAAACCCTTCTTGGTGAACAAAACTGCTTTTTCTGTCATAACCATAACAGTCACCTCTTTAAGATCCATTAGAACCTCCTCACTTATTTCTAAATTTTCCTTGTTAAACTGTGGTTCTGGCAATGTCTTCGCAACATTATCAACAGCTTCCTTAAACTCTCTGTCTTCCTCCAAGCCAATAATATCAATAACATCCCGACACCTTGATTGCTCTCCTATTTCAAGGGATGCAAGTTCAGATACGGCCCTTTTTATCATATCCTCAACAGTATCTTTTACAGCTGTACCCTCGATCGTAATACCTACATGGTAGTCAACCGATTGATAATTCTGAGAATACTTTCTACCTCTTCCAATACTTATTTCTTTAACCTTTACTACCATTTTTAATTTCTACCCCCTTAAAACTCTTCTTTGATATCTCTAATATTTGTTTATAGAGTTTTTCTGTGTTTTCCATATTACTGATTACTGATTCTAATGCTACCCAATATCCTTTGTCGAAACCTTGATGCCATTTCGCTTGTAAAAGGAATGATTTATGATCCTCCGCAAAGCTCCATGTACATTTTCGACAAATAAACAAATTTTCGCTCTTTTTATATGAAATTCGCTTCTCACCACAATTAGGGCAATCCATCAAATCTCTATATTTTTTTACAATTTCAATCATTTTCAATTTCTACCTCCTCTTTTTTATATTCTAACCATTCATTTATCTTACCCAACCAACGTAATAAAGCATCAGAGGGGTAATAATACGCATCAAGTCCATACATTTTAAATGAATATTTCAATTCTCGATATGTATGGCTCCCATCAGCCAATAGTATAGGACCGCCCATAACATTAATATCCTTAGTTATATCGGTGCCACATGCAAAAGTAAGGTTAGGATGTAATTTCTCAAATTTCTCAATCTTATTCTTTAACCTGAATTGTTGCGTATCTTTGAATCTAAAATTAAATTTTAACCATTCTGGCTCTTCAAAGGCATCCTCATACGGTATTCTACTCATCGGTTGAGATCTCCTTCGCAAATTCTATGAGTGATCTTTGAGGATCTTTATAACGGAATATAATTTCTCCTCCAACTTGTTCAACTTCTTGAACTTCTTCATTTTCTTCTTCAACAAGTTTTATAGATGTACCATGATTCTCACCATCACAAGAGCATTTACAAATCAACCCTTTAGCATACTTACATTTATTTGTGCAAACCATCTCTCTCAGCCCTCCATTTCCTTTATAAACTTAATAGTTTCTTCCACATATTTCTTTAATTCTTCCAATTCTCCTAAATCTACCATATTATCAACTATATCAATTAGTTCTTGCTCCATTTTTTAATCACCCTCCAACCTCTTTTTCTCATTCTCTTCAATAAATTTAAATAAACTACAATTTTTAGAAAAATTACCCTGGCCATAATAAGGTCTTAATTTCTCCTGGAATTCTTTAAAATCTTTATACATTTTTTAATCCCTCCTTATTATTTAATAAATCAAAATTCTTTTCTTTAAAAATTTCTAACTGCGTTCTGAACTCGGAACGTGGCAGAGAAGCTAAAGGATATAATTCTTCTTTAAAGACTTGATGCCTCTCGGTGTTATACTGTGCAGTCTCTTTTCGAGACCAGTAAGCAACTTTATTATGCCAGATCTTAGGCATTAGGTCTTGGCCTCCTTTCGTCTCATCGCTTCTTTATATAAAATATCTATGATATGCCTAAAAATAGCAGAATTACTAGAATCACCTGCGGCACTCATAAATTTTTCTTTCAAAGCTTTAAATTTCTTCTGATATTCCTTAATTTCAGTACCTAAGTAAAAAGTCATCATTTCTTAATCAACCTCATAGATAGTATTTAATATATCAACTGCGAATGAGTCAACACACCTATTAACTGGGTCTCGAACATTATTACTAATCTTTCTAACGATATTCATGTAGGTTGTTCTCTCTAACGGTTCTAAATCATATCCAAGTGCATCATCAATCATAGTTAAAATCACATTCAATTCCGAATTATTTAGTTTTAAATCCATTTTTTTTATCAACTCTTTAAATATATTTAATTATATCTTAATATATAATATCGAATAGAGTATTTAAAGGTATCGATTGGCGTTTATTGAATCCTATCGAATCCTATCCCCAATCTATAATTTACAAGAGAATATTTTAAATATTCTCTAAGATTTAGATTTTTATGAAAGAATCGCAAATGGACAATCAAGGAAGAACGGTCATAAATGCAAGATTAAAAGAGAAAAATCAAGAAATGTTTCTAAAGCTTAAGGAAAAATATAATCTTAAATATAATATCGAGGTATTTCATATTATTTTAAGAAAAGCTTATGTTCTAGAATTTGAGACAACAGAATAATACCTATAGTTATATGAAAGTACGTAGAACATCAATTATGCGATTCTCGTGGCGTTTCTTAAACCTCAATAGACTCATACAAATCCTAATATTATCTGTATGTCTAGTTAAATAGAGTCTCCATTTTCTTGAGAAAAACTTCCTGAAAACCCCTTCTAGATGTTATTATTATGAAAACCCCTTACAACAGTGGATAATAAACTAATATATAAATCTATTAAGATCTTTAATATTTTTATGAGTGTTATTAGACGCTATTACAACCTAAAAAATAAATATCACTTTAATTAAACATACAACTAATAATGTTAATCATAGTAATACTTATAAGAGTGGGAATCGTATTATTATATAATGATGTCTGAAAATATGTCCTTTCAGGAATGGTTTCTTAATACCAAAGATAAGTTAGACTCTCAAGGATGGGAGTTAGTAGGAACTAAAGATATAGATTCAGATATTTATATGTTAATCAGGGAAAAAAAGAAAGAATAATGAAAATAATAATGAATAAAGAAAGAAAAGCAAAAATTAATGCACTTGTTAGATTAATAAATGATTATTTGGATCTATTAGAGAATTTAAATGAGGAAGCTAAATTAGAAGCTATTAGAAAACTAATTTCAACATTATTAAATTGGTATTAATAAATCACTTTAACTAGTTAAAATAAATCACTAATTTATTTTTGATTATTATCATCGTATAACATTTTACAAACGGGGCAATACCATCCTATTGGTTTCCATTCGGTTTTTCCGTATTTGGTCGTTTTAATATAAGCTCTATGAAGTCTGGTCGCCCTCAGGTATCCACTCTTAAGCCTCTCACGGCAATTCGAATTAATACATCTTTTTACAATTCCTGCTACTGGCATAATAATTAATAATATGGTATACCATATAAACTTTTTCAATAAATCATACCTCTCATGCATAAACAAATTTATTAATATGCAAAAACAATATATTATATAAAGATCTCTATATCATAAATTTTTTAATGACATAACATGGGTAGACCGTCTCGTTTCCCAGACATTAAGAAGAGTAAGCAAGAACATCCTAGATGGAGTGATGAGAAAATAGCATTAAATATAGGTTGTAGTATGAGAACTATCCAACGCTATAATGCTAGTATTAAAGGGGAAAATATTGTCATTGATGACAAAACTAGTGTCAAAAAAATAACCAAATCTAACCTAAAAACCAATACGGAGACCAAGGGGGGAGTATCCACCTCCTCCTTAACAAAGGATATCTCTGGCATTATAGAGCTTCCTAATCACCCTGAACTCTTACTCGATGAGTCAGCCCCTTCTAAATCGTTAAGTATGGTTGGGTTAATAGAAACTAATCTCAATCGGATATTACAACAAGGTACTAATGATGCTAGGATACTTAATACCGCAATCTCATTCTCAGATAAAACAAGCAAATTCATAGTAAAAGATGAATCTGAAAACAGTAAGGGATTTGTTGATTATCAGGTTATTACAGAAAAGCTCACGGATAAACAATTAAACATATTTAATGCCATGATCCGGGATGGTTGGGTATCACTACTCGGTTGTCGTAAGACCGGTAAGACATTTCTAATGTCTAACGCAATCTGTTATTTGGGTTCAAGAGAGGAATTGGAGATCCATGTCCTTTCAAGCAAGAAGGATACTGCAAGTCATATTATCACTCAAGTTATACAAATTGATTCAAAACATAAACTTAATCTTTTTGATAGGCCTGCAAAAGAGCAAATTATTTTTAATAATAAAACCAGGATAAAAGTTCACAGTAATACGTTAGCAGATACCGGCACGTATGAGGCTGATATTCTCGTAATTGATGAAGCTCAAGAAGTTGATGAGTTAGTATGGAGTAAGATCGTTCCACAGTTATTAACTGGACGCAAAATGCGAGTATGGATATTCGGCACAGCTAAGGCGGGAACGCCATTCTACAATTTCTGGTTCGGTCTAAATCCTAAATTTAAGAAATTTGAGTTAGGAGAAGAAGATGCTACATGGGTCCCACCAGGGTCATTTGATGCAGTTAAATCCCTGATGTCTGATAGGATGATTAGACAAGAACTAAAAATGGAATGGGTAGAACCTGAAGGGGCGTTCTTTAGGTCCGAAGATATAGAAGCCGCATTCGAGTCATATCCAGAGGGTTTTAGAAGGGATTATTTAGAAATTATATGTGGTATGGATTTTGGACAAGGTCATGAAACAGTTATGGGTAATATGGCATACAGAAAAGAACAGATATATGAGATTGAGTCATGGGGTATGTTCAATCCTACAAGCGATATGATTCTCGCAAAAGTTAAAGAATATCATAATAGATATGCTTCTAAGTTTATCATGGAAGGATCACCATTAGGAGGTTTTGTAAGAAGGGATGTTGCAGATTTACGAGTTAAATTTAAAACCTCTAATTTTTCAGTTCATAAGGATAGATATTGGTTCGCATTAAATTTTCTTTTAAATAATCATCTAATCCATCTTAAGACTCAAACACTAAAACAACAATTACTTCAATATGATGGGACTAAGATTGACGATGATTGGGTTGATATGTTATTACATGCAGCCTATTACTATTTTAATAAATATTACAAAAATAATGAGAAGTGGGTGTTTAATAGATGAGTGAGTTCTACGGAGAGAAGGGACCAATCACCAGGGGTGATTATGTAAAGGGAGAAGCTAAGGGTAGAGAATATATAACTCAAACGAAATTAGAAAAGCCTTATAAATATTTACTCAAAGTCCCAATTATAATGCATAATGTTTCGAGTTCTAATGTATCAAGGATCGGTTATGATCCCTCTTCAAATATCCTTCAAGTTGAGTTCCTTCCGAGTGGTAAGAAGGGATATAGAATGTATCGTTATTTTAGAGTACCGAGAGAAGTATGGAATGCCTTTACTGATGCTCATTCAAAAGGAACATTCCTATGGAAATTCATTAGAGGTAATTATGCTTATAAAGAGGTATCTGCAGCCACATTATGGGGAACTATTGCACGATTTATAAAAAGAGTAACGAGGTACACATAAATGGGATTCTTTAACCGGGATAGAAGCAGCAAATATGCGGAAAATGTATATGTGCCTTCTCTACTTAAAATGGCTGCGGTTGATTACTCTAAGCCGGAGCATAGGGTAGCGAGACTTGATGAAGATCCAATTGCCGGAAATCTAGTTCTAAAGACCGCAGAGTTAATTACTGCAAGACCTCCTATATTTCTTGATGAGAATGATAATGAACTTGAGGAGACCAGGAATACATGGGAAGACAATCAATATAACGAATTATTGAAGGAAGCTATTGAATCAACCCGAACACATGGTTATATTGCTTTAGAACCTCTCAAGAAACCCATCAATGATAGGGGATGGATTATCCATGATTCCTCAGATATTCAAACAATTAGATATCGAGATTTAAAAATAGAACTTTATAGAATATTACCTATAATTGAAGGTGGGACCGAAACCTCAATTATAGATTCACCAGTACAAAGAGATCTATTACCTAAGGAAGTTATCCATTATTATGTTGGTAGATATGATAGATCATTACAAGGATTAGGTATTATAAAACGATGTTGGCATGCTTTAGTTAGATTTACAGAGATATTTGAGTCTATGGCTATGTATGATTCAAGAATAGGAAATGGAATTTTATTAATTATTGTAGATCCGGAGCAATATACCTCCGAATTAAACTCATTACATAATGCTGTAAGAAACCTCAATGATCGAAGATATATGATTCTAAAAACTGGGGCAGAGGGGAACCCTCCGGATATGAAATTCCTAGGTTCTACATCTCCAGTAGATTTCTCTACTGATCTAGAGACTTGTCTAAAGGTTATTGCGGGAGCAAGTGGTTTTCCGGTTCGATATTTAATAGGTGATCCTAAAGGTGCATTGAGTGCAGCAGGAGAAGATACTATTGCAGTATGGGAAAATCTTAAGTCTATATTTGGAGAGTATAAAGATTTTATTAGAAAGGTTATTTCTTGGCAAGAAGATGGAGAAGTCCTAAATGAAAAGATTGCCAAGATTGAATTTGATGATGGCGGACACCTTCCCGAAGAGGGAGAGATGCCTGAAGTAGAAGAAGAGGAAGGAGCATTTAAAGAGAAAGCAGCTCTTACTTCTACTGATATTATTAGACAACAAAAAGAATTAAGAGGTATTAAATAAATTGACTGAAAAAAGAAATGAATGGATTAGATGTTGTATGAAAAAACACGTTAAAGAACTTGGCGGGGATGGTTCTATGACTAAGGACCAATGCCTAGCTGCAGCCTATGAGAAGTTTGGAGGCGGTAGAAAATAATGCCCGATGAGGAAGAACAACCACCAGAAGGAGATTCGGGTGGTGAGGAAGAACGAGAGCGGGATGAAAGTGGCAAATTCAAGAAGAAGCCACCAGAAACTCCAGAGGAACCTAAAAAGAAGGAGGAACCCGAAGGAGAGATAACAGAAATCTCCGATGAGGAAATTACAGAATATTTCAAAAAAGCTCAGGAGAAAGAAAAAGATTATCAAGGATTGTTAACCTTTAAACAAAATAGAATGAAGGAGATTGATGATTATGAGGCAAGACTAAAGGCACAGAGGACTAAAGAGGACCAAAAGCTAAAGGGTTTTAAAGAAGAGAAGAAATCCGAAGGTGACAAAACTGTAATTGCACCTTTATATAAGAAAATGTCTTTTAAAAATCTTACAGAAACATCTAAGAAAATGAGGAAAAAATAATGACAGATATTAAAGTGTATAGAGTAGACATTACAGTTTCAGAATATAATGCAAATGATGAAGGCTTTTATATAATTAAAGATAATACAGAAGTTGTGAAAGATCCTAAATATGTAATAAAGACGCTTGAATCTGTATATTTTAATACACTCAAATATCTTGAAAAGAGGTTAAAATAATGTTTATTATTAATCATAGGGAGAAGACAGCCCTTAAACCCATGATGGGAGCAAATTTAAGAGAAGATTATCATGGCAACAAAAATTAGTGAAATATCTGAAGGAGGAGTAGCATTAGGAGAAAATAAGTTCAAAGAATCTCAATTACTAGATAACCCTATTAAGGCGGGACAGATTGTAAAGTACACTGCAACCGGAATAGAATTAAGCGATTTAATAACTGGAGAGTATGGAGGAGTAATGAAGGAGCATGAAGAAGTTGATTTAGATACAGCTATAGCAGCAGCAAAACATGGAGACATAGTCAGCGAAGGATATTGTGCGGTATTCATTGTTAATCCCGCAGCTACTAAATATCCCGGCACATTGTTATTTGGAATTCTTGCAACACCCGGAAGCCTAAGCATTACCCCAGCCGGTCAAGCAATTGCGGTATTAGAAAGAACTGTTGTCACCGGGGACACTGTAGCCATAGTTAAACTCTTGAGGTAATCATCATGGTAGAAATTAGAGGTGTCACCGAGAGAGAATGGAAGGGAATTGATAAACAAGTAGCTCAATTGATGCGAGAGCCTATTGTATATCGAAGCCTTCCAAGTGGTCTACAAATAGGTAAGGGAAAGAATAAAGCGGAGTACTTTCAAGCAACTGATGTCTTTTATGTAAATGAAGGCAAAAGATTTGCTTATGAGGACAGAAATATAGGAGCAAGAAAAACTAGAGATAATGCAATTACATATTTAACACTCCCAATTCATGTTGACGAAAAGGATATTGATGCTTCCAGTGGCGAAGGTATCACTCCTTTATTAGTGCAACATGAAATAGAATGTAGAGCTAAGATGCAAGAGAGAATTCAGAAAGTTGTTCTTCATGGAAGCGATAAATCAGGCGGGCGTGGAATATGTACTTTCCAACAAGATGAGGAGACAACCTATGCATTTGCAGCTGCAGGGGGAGTTTGGACAACTTCCGGCAATTTCCTCACGGACTTAGAATCGGCGAGAGAGCTTCTAAGAAAGGCTCACATAATGCCTCCCTACAAATTATGGATGACTCCCGGAATCTCTCCAACTCTGAGGGCGATCTTCAATGCAGTTAGTGGAATATCAGATTGGAGAACTTTTCTACAGAATTGGATGCATTTCGGAGTAATTACTGGTGAAGCGGGAAGTCAACCATTAATCCCTGCAATTAACCAAGTTATAGAAACTGATGCACTTTATGATGGGATCTTAACCAATGCTCTACAAGCCTTCCTACTATGGAAGGATGATATTAATTGCAACTATGTATCAGAATCCTATCAAATCCACAGAGCGAATATTCCAAATAAACCATTTGAGGGTGATATAGATTATGCCCTTCGATGGGCAGGAGCCTTTATTCCTAAATCTCCTAAAGGGGCAGTTTATTGCCACACTGGAACGACAACCACAGCTTACTAAGAATATTATCTAAATAGTGGTTTGAGAGCCACTTTAAACTTTTTTTAAGTCTCAAAATTTAATTTAAAATTAATTCAAATAAAAAAATAATAGGTGAATAAAAAAAATGACCAATAGAACGGATTTAAATGAATGTTCTGCTCAGATTAAAATCATAAAACAATTAATAACCCAACCTGAAACTTTTGAACTTGATAAAATATTAATAGAACTCGAAACCAAGAAAAAACTTTTGATAAAATTCATGCCAAGAGATTATGCAACTATTGTTAAAGGCTTAGAATCTGGAATATTTAAACATCCTGGAGATTGGGTAAAACCCCCTAAAATAAGGGAAGAGAAGAAAGAAGAATCAAGACCAGAGAAGATAGAGGAACCAGAACCAGAGAGGATTAAAAGGGAAGCCGAAGAGAAAGCCGTCTTAGAGATGGAACTTCAGGCAACAAAAGATAAACTAGCAAAATTAGAAGCCTTAAAAGAATTAGAGAAAGAAGAAGAAACCGAGATTAAAGAGGAAGCAGCGAAAGAAGCAGAAGGTGAATAGTAATAGCCAACTATGCAGATGCAGCCGATGTACAAGCAGAAGTACCATTTACACTTGATACTAATTCCAAGCCTACTCTAACGGAGGCGGGATTGATTCAGGGCATTGCAAATGGTCTTATCAATGATAAGATTGGCGGTGCAAAAACTGATGCAGGTGGTCTTAAAGCATTGGAAGTCAAGATTACAGTAGAGAAAATCAAGGCTGTACATGAAAAAAGAGCAGAAAATTTAAAGGATATTTGGATAGAATATAGAAGTATAATAGATAATTATAGAGAAATAGTTTCCATAGGAAATTTTCACTTCGGAAGAAATGACAGTTATTAATGATATTATTAGCCATTTGGATACCAATTGGAATATTGGTATAACGGCAAAACCGGCATTTATCGATGGCCATAAAGTTATCGGTGAGATTAAAGGATTAAACTATATTCAGATATTTGATACTGGACAAGATAATGAAGATGCCGATTGTTCTGGAGCATATCAAGATGAGGAATATTCTACTCTATTACTCGTAGGTTCAAGAGATACGAAAGCGAAGCGGGATCTTATGATTACAGAAGTTAAGAGGATTTGTAAAATAATTTTAACTGGATATGATTATAATAAAATTGCGGGTAAATTAGACTTGGATCAATCCGATCTATGGCAAACTAATATTATATTTGAATTAATAAAATTTATGATAACAAAATAAAATTAGAGGTAAAAAATTATGGTTTATCAAGGAAAAAGTAGTTATGCGTATTGGGGTATAGAGGCAGGAGGTTTCGGACTTGGAGATACGACAAGCGATATCCACATACCATTTAACCCAATAATAAAATTATCAATTCCAAGACCGGAATATGTAATTACAGAAGAGAAATTATGCAATGCTCTCGAAACCGGTATGGTCTATTCTGAGGAATTAAAACCTGATGAGATCGAAATTGAAACAATATTTAGGGATCCATTTTTACTCTGTGCAGCTTTTCCTAACAAAACAGTTGCTAATCCCTGGACCGGGACCGATGATGTAATTACCGGAGACTTTACTGTAGAACTTGATAATGATTATATTTGGGCACATTATTATATATACCATGCGACGGCACCAATTGAGAAAACTCTGAAAGGCGGCAAAATAATTTCTTATAGATTATTAATTGTAAGAAATAAGCCTATAAAAGAGATCGTAAAAATCAAATTTGCTACTATTACTGACGAGTCTGACGCAATGGATTGTGCAACTGCATTTCATGATGATTTCATTAGTGCTACTTGTGGTTGGGCATTCTGGGCAGCTAAGCGATATTATTCTCCTACTGGTGCAAGTATTAGTGTTGCAACAAGTTATATTGCGGATCCAAAAATGAAGTATGATGAGATCGAGTTTATTATCAATGTCCTAGATACTTTCGAATATGATATTAGTTCGAAAAGTGCAGCTTATACCTATCATGAGAGTAGAGAGTATATGGCTCGAATAAAAGGTAAAATAGAAGATGAGATATTGGAGACCGAGATTGAATTAGATCCCGCTTCGAGAGTTAGAGATAAAACATTTAGACTAACTTTTGCTACTGGGATGTATCTACAATTTACTAATGCTATGTTGTTTAGTTTAACAAAAATTGGTGATGTTGTGGCGGGAAAAGCTATAGAGCAAGAAGCGATATATAAGGGTATGCCAACACTTCTAGGAGTAGTTTCTGCATGTACGATGTCTCTAACCTATTCAATCGCACAGGATCCCGATACTATGATAACAGATTAGGAGGTGAAATAGATGGAAAATATAGAGTATAAATTCGAAGAGAAGTTTATTGTAATGGATTTAATAAAGGACGCAAACCCTACAATCCGTGAAGCTCTAAGAATGCAGATTAGGATGATCTCAAGAAAATTGACTGAGCCCAAGTTATCTGTGGACCAGATTAATCAAATGGACGTTAGTGAATTCAATAAACTCCAAGAAAAATTTAGTGACCAATATAACATTAAATCTGAATTGGGTTTTTTAGGGAAGAAGTAATAAAGGCATTTAGAGAGGAATATTATCCCATAGATTTGGTACTCTTGGAAAATACATCTATTACTCTCAGAGAGTTAGATGAGATGGATTCAGAAAGAAAAATGGAATATTACTTTTTCATAGTAGAAAAACAGAAAAAAACTAGGGAAGAAATGAATAAAGAGGGTAAGAAAAAAGATACTTATAAATTTGTTAGTGAGTTTGATATAGAAGATGGAGTCATTTCAGGATCTAAAACCAGCTAAGGTTGAGAAAGCCGCAAAAGAAACTAAAGGGATGTTCCAATCCATGATAGGGGCATCATCGATGGGATCAGTACAAGCCATCATGAAGCTTATTGAACAAATAAAACCTCTCATGGCTATAATAAATATCTTTGAAGGATTAATGAAGCTACTAGCGGGAGAGGCATTCAAACCCTTAATAGAGGTTTTAAAACCAGTTTATGATATTATAATTTCCTTCATGCCACTTTTCGCAGCACTCGGCAAGATAATAGGAGTCCTTATGAGTTTCGCATTAACACCCCTTATAGCTGTTTTTAAATTATTGGATATTTTTCTAACACCTCTTATCCCCTATATTGAGGATTTCGCTGATCTTATGGATGAATTAATGATATATATAGATCCCCTAGTAGATCTTATAGAATTGGGACTTATAGCTGCGATTGAATGGCTTGGAGAGGCGATTGAAAACCTTATCGGGTGGTTTAAAGATTTAGGTGATGCAATAGGTGGTTGGTGGGAGGATCTATGGGGGGGTGTAGGTGATTGGTGGGGGGATCTCTGGGGGGGCGTGGGTGATTGGTGGGAAGATCTATGGAGTTTTCAACATGGTACAGATTACGTTCCGCATACTGGACCATATATATTACATGAAGGAGAGAAGGTCTCAACCGCATACGAGAGTAGGGAGATGATTGGTTTATTACAAGAAATATCAAATTCTAATAGAAGAATATTAAAAGATAAGGAGTTCCGGCATAGATAATGGCTACTCTAATAGATAATGGTTGGTTATATCTAACTAATGCTGTCGATATAATGAAAGTATATACTAAAAGAATTGTTATAGATGATAATCATCTTGATCCTTTTATAGATCATTATGCCGGAGGTTATAATATGGGTTTTTGGTTGGGTGAGAGACAAATTATAGTAAAAGCATTAGACTTAATGTTCATAACCCAAGCTACTGCAGAAAAGTTTATTGAAAAATTAAATGCGTGGGATTATGCAGGAGCATATACGTTAAAGATTATCGTTTCGGCAACACCAACCTATTTTAAGATTGACGGAGTGAATGATTCAATTAGCGTTCTTTCTTACGGAGCTAAAGAAGCTGAGAAAGTGGAGAGAGGAGCCGGAACTAAATATAAAATTGCAATGGTAAAATTTGAAAATGCGGGATGATTATAAACAATGTTCAAAAAAATAAAAGTTGGTGATGAAATTAAAGAAAAATTATTGTTGGATTATAATATTATTTTTTCTGATGTTATTTTTTCCAACTATTTTGGAGGAAGATCCTGATATGAAACTATATAGATATAAAGATTTAGGAATTACAAGTTCAGTCAAACCAAATGACACACATTTAATAATAGAGGGAAGAGGAATTTATAATGGTAATTTATATATAGGAAAAGATAATATGATAAAAAAATCAATTGATAAAGGAAGTTCATGGACTACCCTTCTAACTCTTGCCTATAATTTCAAAATATGTTATCCGGATCATAACAATAATAAAATCTATTGGTCTACTACTACTGGATCAGTCAGGGAACATAATCTAGCAGATGATAGTATGGATAATCCCGGAGCATTTGGTGATTTTATGATAGATCTTTTTGGTGCTGATAGTAATATTTATACAATATTTGTAAAGAATAATGCAGATGCTATAATTCATATTTATAAGCGAGTTACTTTACTTAATTATCAAGTATTGGTAAATGATAAGAATATGGGTACTATTGGAGCAAGAAGTTATGAAGTCTCTTATATTACTGTTGCAGGAAATTATGCATATTTCTTATGGAAATGGTCAGATGAGAATGTGAAATTATGGCGATGGACAATTGACGGGGTTGGTGGAGCAACAATAGTGGAAATGGAGGATTGTGGGGCAAATACAGAATTACCTCCCCAAAATCAACGTGCAATAGCTTATGATAGTTTAGATACACTCTATTTTGTTTTACAGGATACTTCAGATTCTAAATATTATTTATATACTTATAAAATTTCTACTGATACATTAACTAAAAAAGGAGAATATAATATTGCTTTAATGTTAGAACGTAATTGCTCTGGTGTGACACCTAATGAAGAGGAAAAGGCTTTTGGAATTGTGAATAAGATTGTCTATAAAATCAAACCTATAAAAAGTACATTAATTCAATTACAAGATTGTTCAGATTTAAGCGATGCAAATATTATTGCAATTACTGATACTTTTTTTATGAATAATGATGGGGATATGTTTGAATATACCAATATTAGTTCCGACATTATACATCCCTCGAGTTTTATTGAGTGTCCTATTAGAGATTATCATAGAGCAGAGTTTATGGGTAAGGGAACATGGATACCCCATAAAAATGATACTATTATAATCTATGATTATTTTACATCAAACGGTTCTTCTGTGGCAGATCAGATAATATTTGAGGGTACTATTATAGATTATGAATTAACTTCCACAAGAAAGATCTGGTGTGATTCAAGAGCAAGAAATGATTTAGATGAATTCAGACCTTCTGGAGACTATAACGGTGATTTGGATTCAAACCATATTAAAACCTTAATTGCAGAATGCTCCTATATTACCGAAGGAACTATTGATGCTACTGAAGGCAATACCGATAATACATTCAAGGGAGACAAGACCTTTAGAACTATATTAAATGATTGGGCGGATAAGCATTATAAACATTGGTATTTATCACCTACCGGAGCATTGACTTTTAATGATGCTGATGTGGATTCTGGAGTAATTCTTTTCCATCATAAAGCGACATATAACTTCAAGGATGATGCAGTAGGTTCTGCCCCAAGTGGTTGGTCAGATATGGGTAGTGGTTCAACAAGTTCCACTATTATTGCTTCATTAAATGGGCATAGGAAGGTCTTACAATTTGCGGATGATGATGCGGCAACTATAGCATGGGTTCGAAGAACTTTCACACAAGGATTAAATACTGTAATAGAGTTTTATATAACAAAGGATTCTATTGCTATCAACACTGTTGGATATTTATTGATAGAGGAAGAAACGACAGATATTATTAAATTAAGATTTAGCGGCAGTAATCTCGATTATCTAGCCGGAGGCTATATATCTATTAAGGATGCTTTCTTAGTGGTAAATATTTTCGATCATATTAAACTTGTTTTAGATGATACAGCAAATACATTTGATTGTTATATAAATGGAATATTAGAAGGGAATGATCTCCCCTATCTTAACAATACTGTTTCAGGAGTGAGTAGAATTGATTTCCGTACAGATGTTGGAGATACGGGATATAAAATGTTTATAGACGCAATTGGTATTTCCACGGACACAGATTATAACATCGGCGATAATCTTAAAGGACAATTATTCCATTGTTGGAATGTTAAACCCAAAAAGCATGTAGATGCAATTAATTGGGTTATGTTATTGGGTGCAATTGTTGCAGGTACTCAAATATCCACAGAATCTAAGGATCAAGCTTCCATAGATCAATTGGGAGCAAAAATTTATAAGGACACTTATGCTTTTATAAAAGACGAGACAGAATTAGGGAAAACCGCAGATAATCTAAGAACGAGAGAGCAATTACTTCCCTTAGCAATTAATCTATGGTCCTATGAAGCAAATAGAGGTTTAATCCAAGTATGTGAATGTGTATGGATTGCACATGATAAGGGAAATCCGAATATCAGTCCGAGACAAGTAATTATCAATAAGATAAAATACCGATTTCTCTCAGGGCATACCGATTTACAAACAACCGATGGGATTGCTTTCAAGAAAGATAAGGATGCATCATTACCTCAAGAAAATTCTCTATTGATTCAACAAAATACAGAAGCTACAGCAGCAATTACAGCATTGCCAATTGGATTCATTGCTATATATTCGGGGACTTGGGAAGATAATGTTACAATACCAGGTTGGTATAAATGCGATGGAAATAACGGGACTATTAATCTTGTAGATAAATTTGTACGTGGGGGAGCTACTTCTGGAGCCACTGGGGGCTCTGATGATGCTGTTGTTGTTGAGCATAATCATATAGTCTATCTTTCGGGGATTGGGACTCAAAAGCCTGTTGTTTTAACTGAATTCTCCTCAAATATAGATACACTTCCTTTAGTAACGACAACTACAGGCGAGTCTGGAACTGGAAAAAACATTCCCGCATATTATACATTAATATTTATTCAGAGGATAAGTTAACATGACCAAGAGGAAGCCTAAACCAATGACTACAGACCTAGATACAGCTAGGGTATTAAGAGGTGTTTTTGGAGTTAAGATCATGAATGATATTACGATTATGGACAATAAGATATTTGTATCAACTACAGAGAACGGAGGTGAAAAGGATGGGAGCAAAAGCGACTCAAACGTATGACTGGTTAAAAGCTACCAAGCTTACACCACTCCAGCTAATCTATGTATTTATAGCTATAATTGCGTTCATATTTATGGCTACTGATATATTCGAAGAATTACCCGCTATAATCAAGGTTGTAGTATATGGTAGTACTATTGTTATTGGTGTACTTTTAGGTGTTTCGTTCGTAAACATTAAGAAGCTAGCTGAAGAAATGAAAGCCATTTATATAGATAATAGTATGAATGCAGAGCAGAAAGTTAATGCTTATGGTAATCTAGCTTTACAAGTATTATATAAACTAGGACAAGCATGGGACTTATACCACGAAGAACAATTTGAAGAGGCAAAACAAGAAAAAATCGATGATTTACAAGCAGAAATAAA